GCGCCCGAGCAAAACGGTCAGCCAGTCCTTGTGACTGCGGAGGGTTCCCGACCTCCCGGGCGCATCACTCTCTCACCATCCTCGATCCCGAACGGCGAAGCACTGTCGATATCCTGGACGGTCGCGTCCGGTGCATGGTGCTGATCCAGATTTCCCCGCTTTGGCGGAGCAGCTTCAGAACAAAGTGCCAGGGCGCATCGCCCCGCGAAAACACGTGCAGCCTGACCGTGCCGCCATCTTCAGCCTCCTCGGCGATCACGATCCCGGTCCTGAGCGCGCTGTCGAGGATCAGCAGGGTGCCGGTGGTGACATCGCGGGCGCGCTCGACGAACTTGTCGCCATAGGAACTGGTCATCCTCACGACCCTTCGGTCGCTTTCAACCGCGCTCGCCACCTCTGCGGGCAGGACAGCGACAGGCACCGCCCCCGGCGCCTTGCCCACCAGGACGCGCTCCGCCCGCCAGCTCGTCACCATGTCAAGCACCGCCGCGCGCGCCGCCGCCTCTGGCAGCGCCTCGATCTTCTCGGCCAGAACCGCCTCGACCGCCTGGAGCCTGAGGCGCCCGGGGTTGCGGTGCCAGCCCGGGTCGATCCCCTCGGGCACGATCGAGACCGCGCCGGTGCGGGGGTTTTCCCAGATCGTGTCGCGAACCTTCGGCGCGGCGCCCACCCCGCGCTTTTCGGCCTCCCGCGCCGTGATCTGGCGCACCCAGCACTTGCAGCCCCAGCCGTTCGGCGGCATCCATTCGTCCCAGAAGGGGTCGCCGACCGGCAGGATCAGCCCCTCCTTCGCCTTGTGGTGCGGCCGGTGGTGTTCCGAAGGGCCGGTGCGGTATTCGAGATAGGGGAAGGCCGCTTTGGTCCGCTCGATCCTCTCCCACTGGCCGGCGGCGCGGGCTGCGCGAAGGTTGGCGTTGTAGATCATCCTCAGCCGACGCGGGCTGCCCAGCCAGGCGTCGACGGTCTCGTCCGTCTCCGGATCGACCACCTCCTGCTTGCCCCACCAGCCGAGCTTCTCGAGCCGCGGCTGGAGGTTTGCCTTGAAGGCCTCCAGCGGCAGGCCGGTGTCGAGCGCCTTCTGCACCTCCTCGCGGATCGCGGTCAGCACGTCGATCTGCATCGCCTTGGCGACCGTGAAGGCCACCGCGTGCTCTTCCGGCTCGACATCCTCCCAGGCGAAGCTCGGCCTGAGGCCCTTGTTCTTCAGATACCGGGAGGCTTCCGGCGGCGGGCCGGGGATGAAGCTGTATCCGGGGCGATCCGGCTGATCAGCCATCGCGGCGGTCGCCGGTGGCGCGCGCCTTGAACATGCCCTTCACGAGCGCCTCGATCGCCTTGGACGAGGCCAGCCGCGGCATCGCGTCGGCCAGGCCCTCCATCAGTTCCTCATAGCTTCCCGCGGCCGCCACGATGTCCTCGATCGGCGCCAGCGTCTCGGCCATCACCTCCTGCCAGTCGGCGAGCATTTCCGCCTCGATCGCGTCGATCTCGGCGATCTCGGCGCGGTTGAGCGCGGTGGCATTCGTCGCCGGCGCCTGCTCCGCCGGGGCAGCCGGCGCGCGGCCGCCGACGATCTCGTCGCCATCCTCGGGGTCCGACAGCCTCAACTTGGCGCGGATCTCGGCGGCCTTGAAGGTCATGCCCTGCGCCATCAGCGCCACCGCCTTGTCGACGAGGAGCCCGACGTCCTCGGGCTCGGCCACCTCGATCGACAGCACCGGATAGCGCTCCTGCACCCCGAAGTTGAGATCGACGAAGGGCTTGACCAGATCGCGGGCGAGCGTCGCGCGCAGCGCCCGGGCGTCGGCCGCGGCGATGTCGTGGCGGACCTCGTTGTGGACATTGGCCTGGGACTGCGACGAACCGTTGTCGGTCGTCATGGTCTGGCCGAGGACGGCCTTGGAAATCTGCTCGTCGACGTAGCGGGCGAGGCTCTCGAAGATGTGGTCGCCGGTGCCGGTGGTCTGCCCCTCGAACTCGATCTCCATCGACTTCGGCAGCACGGCGGCGGCATCGGTGCCGATATTCGCCACGGCCGAGAAAAGCTTCTGCACATCAGCCTGGGTGGCCTCGGGCCCGTAGCGGCCGAGCCTCAGCGGCAGGCCGTAGGTCTCGATGAAGGCAATCCAGTCCTTCAGGGAATAGGCCTTGCACATCCAGCCGAACGCCACGACGCGGGCGATGCCGCCCCGGTAGGCGAGGCCGGATTTCAGTCCGGCGCGGTGGGTGATGAAACAGTAGGGCTCAAGCGGGACGCCCTCGGCCAGATCGGCCTCGTCGCGGAGGAGGATGTGCTGGCCGGTCGCATCGTCGAACCGACAGAACCGCGGATCGACGCGCAGGAACGCGCGCGGCCACCAGAGCGCGGCGGTCTTGGTCCATTCGATGTTGACGACCGCGAAGCCCTTGCCGAGCGCGTCGAGAAGGTCCTCGACGAGGTCCGGGAAGCCGTCGTGAAGGGCGATCCGCTCGCGCACCGCATCGGCGATCTTGCGGTCGCGCGCGTCGTCGGACGCCGCCGTCACCGTGGGTGCCACACCGGAAACCGCGCGCTTGCGCTGGCCGAGGACCGAGAAATAGTGCGCGTCGCGCTCCTCCATCTCCTCGGCGAGCGCCACGAAGTCCTCGATACTGCCCTGGTCGCAGGCCCGCAGGATTTCGGCCAGCCGGCGCGGCGTCAGGCCGGAGGCGACCGAGCCGGTCCAGATTTGCCGGACCCCGGTCAGGCCGGGCTCAGCCAGGCGCTGGGTCAGCTGCTGGAGCCGCACCGGGCGGCCGTAAGCGTCGAGTAAGGCCATCACCAGATTCCTTTGCGTGCGCCGAAGCCCGCCGTGGCGCGAACCTCGCGATCGATGTCGTCGCCGCCGTGCCGCGGCACCGGGCGGTAGTCGAAGGGCTGGTAGACCAGCGCGCCGGCCGAGACGGCGAGCGCCCCGGCCCAGAAGCGGTCGGCGTGGCCGTCACTGTCGCTGTCCGCCACCAGCCGGCGGATGCCGGTCAGGCCGACCTGGCTCTTGATCGAATGGAGGTCGGCGCGCAGCGTCACGTCGCCGGCGGGCAGGCGCGCCTTGCGGTCCTGCAGCGCCTCCTTCAGCGCGGTGGCGAGGTCGAGTTTGGCGGCGGCCGAGAACAGCACGCCCTCGACCCGGCTCTCGCCGTGGCGGCGCTTGGCGTCCTCGACCGGCTTCTCGCCCATGCCGGTCTGGTCGATCGCGCAGCGCACCACGCGGTAGCGATCGAAGACCTCGTCCAGCAGCCGGTCCTGCTCGGCAAAGGAAATCCGCCGCCGGGCGATGATGTCGCGGGTCCAGAGCACGTCGCCCACCGCCTCCATGACCCAGATCACGAACAAATCGTTCCGTGCCGCGATGTCGACGCCGACGAAGCAGGGCCCGCCCTGGTAGAGGAAGGGGAGCCCCGCGGCCGGGTGCTCGGCCGCCGAGATCAGGTCGTAGTCGAGCCAGGCCGAGGCCTCGTCGAGCCACTTCAGCTCGTATTCCTGCGCCCAGGCGTCGGGGTCGGCCATGCCGCGCCTGAGCTCGTCGATATTGCGGTCGAGGCCCTGGGCGACCGCCTGGTAGATGTCGACGACATGGCGCGACCAGACCGTGTCCCCGGCCGTCATCAGCTCGTAGAACTTGTTGCCCTTGCCGTTCGGCGTCGAGATCACCCGGAGCCGCAGGCCGGATTTCGAGATGACCGGGAAGAGCGCCGCCCAGATGTCGCGGCTCTTGGCGTGAAATGCGAACTCGTCGAGGATGACGTTGGCGCTGAAGCCCCGCGCCGTGTCCGGGTTGGCCGGCAGCGCGGTGATCCGGCTGCCGTTCGGAAAGGCCACCTCGAGCGCCTTGTAGACGGCATCCGGCCCCTTCTCCTGCGGCGCCCGGAACTCGCCCTCCTCGAAGCGCGGCTCGCCGCCCTTTAAAAGCGTGTTGTAGACCTCGTAAAACGCCCGGGTGAAGGGCTTGATGACTTCGGTCATCATCTCGGCCGCCTGCCGCTCGCCGCGGCTGAGGATCACCCAGCGCACCTTGCGGTCTTCCGCCCAGGCGCGGAAGCAGTCGTCCGCGCACTCTCCCCCGGTCGAGAAGGTCTTGCCGGTCTGGCGCGAGAACATGCCGATCTTGAACCGGCTCTGGTCCTCGATCCAGGCGCGCTGGTAGGGGAGGAAATTGACGACGGGCGGGAGGGAGGCGAGGGTGCTCATGTTGGCACCGCGCCGTAGCGCCCCCAGCGAATAAGAACGCCACGGAACTCCCCAGCGCCGTGAGCGTCGAACCAGAAACGGGTGAAATCCTCGGCATCCTGAAACCCGTCCAGGCGCGCGAAACGATCGGACACGGGCATCAGCCTGGACTGGTTCAGCGCCGCCACCGTCGCGAGGCCGCCGCCTGTCGGGACCATGATCACGATCGGGTCGACAGACACGCAAACGGGATCGGGAGAGATCAGCTTCCGGCAGCGCTTCGTCCGCATGGCGAAGTAGAGCTGCAGCGCTTCACCGGGCCGGGCGTGGCGCTTCCGATCCGCCCGGATCGTCTGGCGCTTCTGCCAGTTCGCGACCTGATCGCAGAACCGACGCTGAAACGAGTAGGCAACCATCACCCGAACCCCATGATCCGGCGGGCCTTCGCCGCGGCGTCGGCGTCGATGTCGCCGGCGGCCACCGCCGCGTCGAGCTTCGCCGACTGGTCCTTGCGGTCCTTCTCGCGCATCGCCTGGACGATGCCGGAGGAGGTCATCACGTCCTTCATCATGCGGGCGAGGAAGTGCAGGTTCTGGGGGCTGATTTCCGCGCCCTCCTTGGACACCTCCGCCTGCATGACCTTGAAGGCGAGCGTCGTCAGCATCTGGAAGAGCACGTTCTGGCGCTGCGCCTGGTCCTCCATCCCCATGTCGCCGAGCCACTCGCGCGCCCAGTCCGACGCCTGGTCCTGCAGCCGCACGAACTCGGCATACTCCGCCCCGAACTCCTGCAAGGCCGACTTCTGGATGCGCAGCTCCCGCCCGTCCTCGGCGAGCCGCGCGTTGAGCGCGTCGGCCAGCTCGACATAGCCGCCGAAGCCACGGGCGCGCAGCTCCGCCTGGAGCCAGGCCCTCAGCTCGGGCGGCAGGAGGTCGACCTTGCGGGGTGCGGGCATCTCAGCGCCTCGGCCGCGGCCGCTGGATCTCCGGATGCGTCGACGTGCCTTGGGCGATCTCGGCGCCGCGCCGCGTCGCGGTGACGACGAGGAACTCGGACGATCCCTCGTAGTCGATGAACCCCTGCTCGCGGAGCCAGGCCAGCTCGGTCACCACCTGGTCGGCGGTCGACGGCAGGCCGACCCCCTGCAGCACCGATTGCAGGATCGAGGCGTTGGAGGTGTAGTCCGGCACCGCCTCCAGATGGCGCAGGATCGCCAGCCGGCGGTGCTGTCGGATGGTTTCGGCATAGTCGTTCATCGTTTCGCTCCGTCGAGCAGGTGGTCCTCGTGGCGGGTGACGATGGTCTCGAGCCGCCGCATGATCTCGTTGCTCCCCTTCATCGTCGCCCGCATCTCGCGCAGGTCGCCCCGCATCTCGGTCAGCGAGAGCTGGAGCGTGTGCATGTCGTCCTTCGCCGGCATGCCGGTCAGGGTCTGCTCGAGACGGGCGAGCCGGAGGTCGTGGGCCTCGAGCTTGTCGTCGCCCGCCTTAAGCCGCTGCTCGACGTCCTGCCGGCGGGTCCGCATCCAGGCGAAGACCAGGGTGATGACCGACAGGATCAGGCTCAGGGTGACGGTCAGGTCGAACTCGAAGATCACCGGGCGCTCCACTTCGCCATGACGTCCTTGACGGTGTGGCCGCCCATGTAGAGCGACATGTAGAGCGCGCTGATCTGCATCAGCACCCCGAGATCGGTGGCCGGCAGGGCGATCTTCCAGTAGGCGTTGGCGACATGGAGGAGGATCAGGTTCCAGAACCACAGGAACCCGAGCCCGTACATGCCGAGCGGCCGCCAGGCGCGGACCCAGAGCGGCTCGCCCTGCTCGATCCGGTAGGTGTCCTGAC